CGCCATCAATGCCTCGAGCAGCGCGCTGGACGTCCTCAAGACGGCAGCGGAGAACGCAGCTAATGCGCTGAATCAGCCGCTTGCAGGGAACAAAGCGCTGGGCTCGCCGGCAACGGCTGATGGCAGCGTTCAGGCTGGTGTCGCTCAAGGCGCGGGCGATTCGACGCAGCCGCCTCCAGTCGATTCCGATCTGGCTGGCGTGCAGTCCGAGGCAACTCAGTCCTTGACGGAGTTCAGCAAGCAGGCCTCCGGCACGGCATCGGATGTCGTGAAACTGGCCAATGCGGCGGGAGCTGGTGGCAATGCAATGGTGCGCCTGCCAGGCATCGTCGGCCTGTTCCAGTCGGCTGTGATGGCGATGCAGGCGAGCAGCACCGGTGGCAGTGGTGGAGGTGGCCTGTTCGGTGCCATCGCTGGTTTGTTCGGCGGATCTGGTGATGCCAGTTCCTACGAGGCAGCCGCGGCAGCAACTGGAATCTTCCACAGTGGCGGCATCGTCGGCCAGCCTCCGGCCACTCGTAATGTCTCAATGAGCCTGTTTGGCGGTGCTCCGCGCTATCACACCGGCGGCATCGTCGGCAAAGCAGCAGACAAGGCCGGCGAAAAGCTCAAGCACAACGAGGTGCCGGCAATCTTGATGGGCGGACCGAAGGGTAGGCGCGAGGAAGTATTGCGCGCCGACGATCCGCGCCATCGCGACAACCTGGGCATAAGCATCGTTGCCCGCATCCTGGCTGAGAGCAAGTCATCTAAGCACTCGGCATCCAAAGAAACCAAGACCAGCGAATCGCGATCGACCGTTTCAACGCTGCTGCAGTCCATCGCCGGCAGCAAAGGCAAGGGAGAATCGTCGGCGAATGTGCTGGGCGGCCTACTCGATCGTCTCGGCGTCAAGGACAGCCATGAGTCGCCGGCGCCGAATGCGTTCAAGGTGCGCGGAGCTCGCGAGCTTGGTGGTCCGGTCTCCGCTGGCGGCATGTATCGCGTCAACGAAAAAGGGCCGGAATTGCTGCAGGTCGCAGGCAAGCAATACCTGATGACCGGCGCCCATGGCGGAAACGTTGTTCCGCATGGCGCAGTCGGGAAGGGCGGCGACACGATGGTTGTCCACGTCAACGTCACGCCTCCTGCTGGCGGCTCGGCAGCGAGCGCGCAGCAGTGGGGCGCCATGGCAGGCCGTCAGATTCAAAGAGCAACGCGGAGGAACACGTAATGCCAATCACCGTGCTTGCAGACATGATCCTGCCGAACACCCTGATCTCCTCGGTGGCGCGCGGGAAGGTCAAGCGCACCAATACCCGTGTGGCCCACGGCGATACCGGCTTCATGAGCATCAATGCGGTGTCGTCGCAGGGGCTGCGTGAGTATGAGGTCGACACCGTGCCACTGCGCCTGGAGGGCTGGCAGACCTTGCAGGCCTTCCACGAGGTGACGTTTGGAGGTGCCTACGGCTTCCTGATCGAGGATCCGTCCGACTGCGTAGCGAACCGTAGTTCGATCGCGCTGATGCCGGCGGTAGGCGCAAACCCTGCCTACTACCAGCTGCAGCGCCGGTACATCGAGCCGAAGTCGGGCCGCTACTGGGATCGACCGGTAACGCGCCCGCAGTTGACCAGCTTCCAGCTCTTCAACGCGAACGGCTCGGTGTTCACCGGCAGTTTCACCCTTGATGCCGAAACCGGGCGCCTCACGGCCTCAAGCGATCCGTCGACGCTGATGTGGTCGGGTCGCTTTTACGTGCCGGTGCACTTCCAGACCGACGACCTCGACTGGGATCTGGTCGCACCGGGTAGCTATGAACAGAGGTTCGTGGCCAGCCGCTCCGTCGTCCTTCAGGAAATCCGCGAATGAAAAACACGCCAGCCGCGCTTACGACGCACATGGCTCAGGGCAGTACCACGCTGGCCCACCTGGTGAAACTGACGCGCCGCGACGGCTTTGTGCTCGCTGCTACGCTCGATCATGATCGCCCGATTCCATTCGAGGGTCTCGTGTACGAGCCGGCGCAAGGCATGGTTCCAACTGATATCGAAACCAGCGGCAACCTCTCCGTTGACAACCTCGACGCGAAGGGCGCGCTGATGCTGCTTGGGATCTCTGAGAAGGATATCGCCTGCGGGCTGTGGGATTTGTGCGAAGTGCGCGTCATGCGCGTGAACTGGATGCGCCCGCAGGACGGCGCGGAAAAGCTAAAACGGGGCTGGTTCGGCGAGATCAGCATCGGTCGCGGCACGTTCACCAATGAGGTGCGCGGCATCACGCAGAAATTGCAGCAGACCATCGGTGAAGTCGTGTCGGCGTCCTGCAAGGCCGACCTGTTTGATTCGCGTTGCACCGTGCCTGCCACCGAAGGCGTCTGGAAATTCTCAAGCGTAGCAGTGTCGGGCGTGACGTCAGCGCGCCAGTTCACGGCTTCGTGGATCCAGCTCGATGCTGGTTTTTTTGATGCGGGCAAGGTGACGTGGACGAGCGGAGAAAACGCCGGGCTGTCGATGGAGATCCGCGCTCACACCGAAGGCGGCAACTTCGAACTACAGGAACCGATGCCATTTCCGATTGCCGAGGGCGACCAGTTCACAGCCTTTGCCGGCTGCATGAAGCGCGCGACCGAGGATTGCACGCAGAAGTTCAACAACATCATCAACTTCCGCGGCTTCCCGAGCGTGCCCGGCCAGGATCAAATGTTCAAGGGCGTCTAATGCTGCGATCCGAAATCAGTGCCGCCGCGCTCGCTATGGTCGGCACGCCGTTCCACGCACAGGGGCGCCTGCCAGGTGTAGGACTCGATTGCATCGGCGTCGTCGTCTGTGTCGCACGCCAGCTTGGCATCCCGCACAGTGACTTGACTGCCTACCCGATGCGCCCGAACGGCATGCTGCAGCCGCTCCTTGACGCGCAATTGGTGCGCGTCCGCCGCGAGCCGCAGGAAGGCGATGTCCTGCTGATGAGCTTCGAAGGCGAGCCGCACCACGTTGCCGTCATGATCAATGGCGGTCGCATCGTCCACTCTTACAACGCCAAGGGCGTGCGCAAGTGCGTGGTGCAGAGCTATACCGATCACTGGCGCTCGAAGGTGCGCGCCGTCTATGAATTTCCGGGAGTCGAATAAATGTCGGTACTTGGCTCAGTCGCAGCGGTAGCGACCTTCTTCGTTACCGGCAGTCCCCAGGCGGCGGCGATCGCTTATTCGGTAGGATCGAGCGTTGACGCGATGATCAACCAGCCGGACCGGGTTGGGCCGCGCCTGGAAGACCTGCGCGTACAGATGAGCCAGTACGGCGCCATGGTGCCGTTCGAATGGGGTACGAACCGTCACGCCGGCACGATCATCTGGCCTCGAATTCTCGAAGCAGTCGAGCACGAGGAAGAACAAAGCAGCAAGGGTGGCCCTGACGTCGTTACCTACAAATACACGCTGTCCTGCGCCGTCCTGCTGTGCGAAGGACCGATTGCCGGCGTGCGTCGCATCTGGGCGAACAAAAAGATTGTCTACGACGTCAGCGAATCGAATACGGGTCCGACGCAGGATCCGAAAATCGGCGCGATCCGCTTCCACCTCGGCACCGAAGACCAGGAGATGGATCCGCTGATCGAGGCGACCGATGGGCCTGGCCCGGCATACCGCGGCTACGCCTACGTGGTCTTCGAAGACTACGATGTCACGGATCTGAATGGCCGGCCGCCGCAATGGGAGTTTGAGGTTATCACAGCTGGCAATACCGATATCGAACCGACGACAACGTTTGGCGAAGCCTACGGCATCACGCCGGGCGCAGGTCAATACGATTCGACGTTTGGCGCAGATATGGATCCGAACGGCCATATCTGGCTGCATACGATGAGTGGTCACGCCTGGATCAACCCCGATACGGGAGCATTGGAAATCAATGCGGCAGCGCCCAAAACGCCGCAAGTCCAAGAATATGACGCCCGAACCGGGGCCCTGTTGTGGTATTACAATGTCCCGCCGATTGCCGAAAAATATGGCCCTGATTCGCCACCGAATATCGTTTATCCAATTGGCGGAAAGGGGGTTTGTAGCGGCGGTTATTATTTTGTTGGGCGCGGGCAGGCCGGCTGGCCTTACTCTACCGACGACGCGGCTCCCTATTGCCACGGTATCGCGGTGAACACGCAAACGCATT